CTATATCGATAACTATGTTAAAAATAATTGGGATAAAGACACCAGTAACTTTGTTAGTTATGTCCAACGAAATATAAAAGAAATAACATTTACTGAAGAGTTGGGTGAATTTACAGACATCAATAAAATAGAAGCGGGTACTAAGAAATTTGAATCTATTTTAAATGAGTTCCCACTATTAAAAACAATATTAAGCCCATTCCAAAGAACTGGTAGAAATATTATTAGAGAAGGATTGAGCAGTACTTCAGCGTTAGCTTCCGTGCCCGGTCTAAGTAAATATGCAGATAAGATATGGGCTAAGACGATGCAGGATTTAAACAGTGGTGATCCTATCATCGCAGCTCGTGCTAAAGGTAGGCAAGTTGTTGGGGCTGGTATAATCGCAGCTGCTTGGGGTTTAGCGGAAGCTGGTTTATACGAAGGTATGATAGATCAGAATTGGAAGAAAGAAGAAAACTTTTCGGTAGGTACTGGTTTGAATCCGTATGAGTTAAGAATACCATGGGGTGATGAAGTCTACGGACAAGATATAAGCTTTATTGAGCCTTTTGCTACTATAATGAACATAGTTGCTGATGTACATACTTTATCTAAAGGTCGTATGTCGCACAAAAAAGAAGCAATGGGTGCTTTGTATATGTTAAGTTTGGTTGTTTCTAATAATATAGGTAATAAATCTTACTTTAAAAGTGTAGGTGATGCATTAGAACTTATTCAAATTACTATCGAATCAGAGGAGGCCGTCGAAGCTAAACAAAAAAGACTTATAAAAGGTTTAGGTGCTAGTGTTGTACCCTCGATTATGAACTCAATGTCAAAGGCTACTGATGATTGGCAAAGGCGTGGCGATACTATGTTAAACGCTATAGCTAAAAAGATTAGTTTAATTGCTAGAGAAGTACCACCAGAGCGTGATATGTTTGGGGATCCAATTCCTTTACACAAAACAGACAGAGCTAAAATAGTAAGTATAATAAATCCATTCAGATTAGGTAAACAGTTAATGGATGTTGATGATTATGTTATTACTGATGAAAACGGCTTTAGGGGTTTTGATTTAGAGAAACTTAAAAGTATTGAACTAAGAGAAACCATAAAAGGTAAACCAAACCCTAAGTATAACGAACAAGAAGTAAGAAATGCAGCTTGGGCTATAGCTTTAGAGTTGGATGGTACATATCATTTCAACGGAGGTTCTACTATAAGGAATGATATAGATTTACAAGAGGTAGTGCATCCAGAGACTAGAATAGATGCTTTCCATGCGTGGCAAAAAGAATATAAGAATTTAAGAAGAGATGGATTAACTGTAAAACAAGCTGTTATAGATTTAGCTAAGTCTTGGTCTGATTCTGAAATAGATAAAAAAACAGGCAAAGTTAAATCAGTTGAATATGTTAAGTATGACCCTAAGAAGAACCCCGAAGGTTTTAAACAAAAAGATAAAAGACTAAGTGATTTAAATGCTCTTCTTAACGAATATAAAGATGCAGCTTACGATAACATAGAACAACAGTATCCGATATTAGTAGAACAAAAAGAAGAGGAAGCAATAAGACAGGAGCTGCAATATAAAAGACCTACAACTGAAGAGGCTATGAGATTAGTTTCCGAGATGCCTCTACAAAAATACAAAAAAACGCAACCGGATACTAAATTAAAAGAACTCATTAGTAAGACTCCTTATTTTCCAGCCGCTCTCGACTAAGGACTTGCTCTTCTCACTCAATAATTAATAATATACACTTAACATCATGGCTGACCCACGAACATACTTTGACTACCCAGCTGACGCTGATAAGATCAGTAACGGATTTCCTATAGCTTTCGATTATTTAGAAGACGAACACGTAACTGTAGAAGTTGACGGCGTTGAGAATACAAACATCGAACTTACGACTAGTACGCCTGTTAAGGTAAGAATACTTAGCGGTGTTACAGCAGGTCAGAATGTCCGAGTACGCAGAAAGAGCCAACCCAGTGATAACCTTGTAGACTTTGTAAATGGTTCTGTATTAACGGAATCGGAGTTAGACAGAGCGTACCTACACAATCGTTATCTTGCTGAAGAGATCAGTGAGTTAAATGATGCGTCGTTACAATTAGAACAAGGCGGTACACAGTGGGACGCTAAGAATAAACGTATTACAAATGTAGGTACTCCTACTGCTTTAGCAGACGCTACGACGAAAGCTTATGTAGACGGTATCGCTTCTGCTATTGCTACAGGTGTTGGGATTACTCCAGACTTTAATAAATTCACAGGGGACGGTACGACTGATACATTCTCTCTTTCCTTTACTACAAACGGTGTAGCTTCTTCTGCTGTATTAGTATCTATTAACGGTGCTGTACAAGACCCAGACGACTACACAATAGCAGGTGGAGCAGATGAGATACAGTTCGATACACCACCACCTAATCTTTCAGAAATCCTTGTTATTGAGCGGGGGTATAAAGTAGCAACAGACATTCCGACAGAGTACGATTGGGGAAGTGTAGCCACTGATCCTGTATCCGCTCGTTATTCTTACGGACAAATAGTATAAAACATTATGAGTATTCAAGTACAAATTAGAAGAGGCACGAATGCCGAACGACAAACTATGGATGGTGGTGTGGGTAATCCCGATATACCGTTGGCTGGTGAATTAATTTACACTACAGACACGAAAGAGGTATACGTAGGGGACGGAAGCACGACTGGAGGTAATATTGTTAGCGGAGGAAGCGGAGACATCACTGCTGTTATCGCCAGCACCGGACTGAGTGGAGGAGCTACTTCTGGAGACGCTACATTAAGTATCGCAAACGGTGGAGTAGATACCACGCAATTAGCCGATGCGGCTGTAACTTCCGCAAAACTTGCACTTACGCTAGACTTCGGATCAATCGTATAAGACCATCATGCCAAATATATCAGTACAACTTAGAAGAGGTACAGACACCGAGCACAGTAGCTTTGCTGGAGCTGAAGGTGAAGTAACAGTAGACACAACAAACGATACGTTACATGTTCATACTGGAGGAGGTGCGGGGACAGGCGTTCGTTTAGCAAAGCACAGTGAGTTATCAGGTGCAGGAGCAGGTGGTACAGTCACTTCAGTAGGTAGCGGAACAGGGCTGACAGGCGGTCCTATTACTACAAGCGGTACACTTAGTATTGCAAGTGATGGCGTAGGTCCAGATCAGTTAGCTGACACTGCCGTTACCGCTGGTTCTTACACAAACACTAATTTAACAGTAGACGCTCAAGGACGGATTACAGCTGCAAGTAATGGTAGTGCGAGTGCGGTTTCTAAGTACGCTAGTAGTTGGTTTAACGACACAACAGGTTTAGCTAACGGAAGTAATTATACTTTTACGCACGGACTAGGCACTACAGATATAACTTTTTGTATTTATGTCTCTAGTTCATCTTCTGGTACAAATCCTCAGTCTTTAGTAAATACAGCGGGGACTGGTAGCAATATCTACGGTGCAGTTGTAACTAATATTACTAGTACACAAGTAACCGTACAACTTGGTTCCAATGGATATTTAGATGTCGGTACTTCAGGAGTTGCTACTACCGAAACTTTCGCAGGTAAATATATCAAAGTAGTAGCAATAGGATGATCGAATCTATCTCTGGCTTTCTTAACACCGCATTAGTCGTCGCTCTTGGCGTGATCGGGTGGATTATCAAGCGTGTTATTGAACGGTTAGACATTGGTGATAAACGACTTACGAAGATAGAGGTGGAGCTTGCGGCACAGAGAGAAAGAGACGCTGCTGTTGAAAGTAGAATCGGTAAAGTAGAACAAGCTATCAATGAGATGCACAACAAGCTCGACCGGATGATGGAAATATTAATGAGGAAGTAGACGATGAAGAAAAAGAAACCCGGACTGTACGAAAACATGAATAAGCGTAAAGCTTTAGGCATCAGTAGAAGCAAAAGTAAATCTACAGTTACACCAAAAGCTTACGCTAATATGAAGCGTGGGTTTAAAAAGCCCTAACAATTAGTGGCTAGACCGTACAGAAGACCTCGTGTTGTTAGACCGAGTCCATTGATTGCTCAATACAATACACTTGGGGCAGTTGCTGCGGGAAGTGCTACGGAAGCGGTAACTACAGCAACGGCTGCTAAAGCAGTAACAGATTCCATTTTAGCTGACCCTGACATCATTGGTTTAAGTGGTGGTGACGCACCGTTAAGTGACCCACAGATTGATTCTTTAAGAGCTGATGCTAGTGATAACTTAGATGTTTACAACGGAGGAGGAGCATAACAAATGGCTACATTTAGTAAAAGAATACAACTTAGACGAGATACTCCCAGCAACTGGTCGTCCGAGAACCCCGTACTTTTAGAAGGGGAAATAGGTCTTGAATTAGACAGCACCCGTAACAGGATGAAGATCGGAAACGGGACGGATGCTTGGAATGATTTGCCGTACTTCTTAGACGCACACGAGGAGGAAGTTGGTGATTATCAAGACTTTATAGATGGATTAAATACACCGTAACGAGAGATGAGCAGTTTACTTACACAGTTAGGTCAGAAGGTTAAAGCTAAACTTGATAACAAGTTAAATACATCAGGCGGTACAGTTAGCGGTGACCTTACAATATCCCAACTGTTACAAGTAGGATCGTACACATCTTCTAGTTTACCATCTAGCGGTACGGCTGGCAGGGTTGCTTATGTATCAGACGGAGACGACGGAAGTCCTTGTTTAGCAATAGATAACGGAACCGAATGGTTAATCAGTAGTCTAGGGGCTGCCATACCACAAGCTATACATATTACAGATGAGCTTGGTAATTCGTTACTTACGGAAGCGGGTGACATTCTAATTGCTGACGCTTGACACCTATTAGCCCAGCTTATATTCTTTATCAATCATTTGAACTCGTGGCTTATTGTTACGAATTTCGGTTAACCCACAAAAGAAAGTATATATATTATGTCTAGTTTGCTTACCCAATTGGGTCAAAAAACAAAAGTAGAGCTTGATAAGAAGCTCGCCCTCGCTGGCGGAACCATGACCGGGGCTTTGACCCTGAGCGGTGCTCCGACCTCTTCC